AACACCTGGCGCTACCGCAATGGTAGGAGCATCTTGGTGCTCATCTAAGCGTAAATATCTTTGTCCTGGATCCAATACCGTCATCAAGATATTCCAAGCCTCAGGATGCGCTCTGCTCAACTCATCCAATAGGATAACGGCATTCTCGGTCTGAATGGCTTTCACAAATACGGACTCACAAAAGGTAGTACCGGTATCCTTCTTGAAGTGGGTGTTACCAATCAAAGTACCTCTTGGATCCTGAGTGGCTCCTAAGTTAAAATAGAAATCTGGACGATTCAAAGCCGTAACCAAGGTCTTGGCAGCTTGGGTCTTACCAGTACCAGCAGGCCCGGTCATCATAATGTTCTTACCTCTCATAGCCGACCTAACCAAATATTTCCACTTAAGGTCTGGCATAATTAATGTCTTTGGCTTGAGGCCTACTGCCTCGTTATGAACAAAATTCAATACTGGATTCTCCATCATTTCTTGTTTAGGCGCTACTGGCGCATTGGTTACTTTATTTTTATGGCCGGTGGACTTGATACGCTTGGCTCTACCTGTATCGGTATTAAACTCAAGCAACTCACCGCGGTCTGAAGCTATCTTGGCAATACTATCTCGGATGGCTACTGCCTCATAAGCATTAGTATCAACATTAACAAACTTCCATGACTTTGAGTTGGCAATAAACTCGGGCTTAACAATAACTGTTTTCATTTTTTATTAGGGTTTTAAATTATTAATATTTCATAAAGATAAGTACACTTTCTCATTAATCCTAGAGAAAAGTTAACTTTTTTTAAAAAGCCATATTATTCAAGGCTTCTAACACTTCACCGGCCGTTCCTTTTGGGACTTCTGGGGTTGGGAACTTAACATTCCATACTGACCATGAACCATCTGCCCAAGGCTTCATACTAACCGTAACACCATTGGCCAACACAATCCTGGTACCCATGAATGGCTTGGCAAACTTGTCATACCTATTACGGTTCCAACCACCTTCATACATGGTCTCTTGGGTCACTTCGGCATTTGGATACAAATGGCTCCAATCGGTATTTTTACGCAAATCCTCAATGGCCTTCTTACGAGCTGCCTCTTGTAACTTGGCATGGTAATGGTCCTCAATCTTCGTGATGACGGTCTTGGCATTGGTATACATTTTACGTTCTGCTTCCCAACCCATACCAACAATGCTCATTTTATAACCTTTGCTTTTGGCATGCCAAGAAAAGTGACCAGACCCGCTCGATACAACATGTTCTGATACCTTTATCCAATAAGCGGTATCCTTCTTATAGGAAATATAAGCCTCTGGCACCATACCTTTGATTTCATATACCATCTCCTTAGTGCCGGCTTTATGGTCATAATCATACACACTACGGTCTGATTCAGATTCGGTCAACACAAATTCAAACTTACCAAATTGCTTGGTCGAGGCCTCTAGGTCATCGGCAAATTTTCTAGTGGCCGCTACTTGGGCCTCACCTATTTTTATATCTTGCTCTAAAAACTTTCTGGCCTTCTCAATACGAGCTTGGTCAGCTTTCTGTTTTTCAATGGCTTGCAACTTCTTGTCCAGTTCAGCTTGGGCCTGGGCAATAATAGCCTTTTGTTCTTCAATGTCTGTCATAATAGGGTTTTTTTCGTTATTCATATTTCTATCTTATTAATATTTCATAAAATTAAGGCCAAAATCCACCAAATCCTAGAAAAAAGTTGAAAATGTTACTTTTGGTCCGGTAACTTATTGATTTACAATACGTTATATGACCTTCCCACCCGCTTCTGTAACTCATTGATTTTCAATGATTTATAACCTATTGATTATCAATGAGTTACAGACTCTATTACCGTTCATATAAAGAACTGCCCCTATATAGGGTATTCTGATACCTAATCAACTATAAAATAGGTATATATGAACGGATATCAATTAATTCAAACAACATTCACCACATGAACAAGGCTCATCCCTATCATCCATACTAAAACCAGCACTATCAATTCTGAAGGCATCTCGGCATCCAATTGTGCCTGAACATATTCACGATGTGCCTTTAACTTTTGCTCCAAGATTATCTTGGCTGTTAAAGTATCTGAATCAGTAAACCCACCAATATGCCAATCCACCTTATCCTTAAAGGCATCAATAGTAAAACTGGTCTTCCAGTCATAAACAGTGAACAACAAATCATTTTCCGGAATCTCCAATATCCATTCCCATTGAGTCTTGTCACCATTGCGTTCTGTGGCATCTCCTAACACATTAAGTAATTCCATAACAGTTGCGGTTACTTCGTGACCATGGAAGCTAGTGCCACTCACGGATCGGTTTGTTTGCTTGATATTCATATACCTTTATTTTTAATTAGATCATAAAGATAAGTACAGAATACTAGAAAACCTAAAGAAATGTTAGAAATGTTACTTTCGATCCGTTAACCAATTGAGTATCAATGAGTTATACGTCCGTCGACTACCAGCTGTAATAATTAATTGGGTATAACCCGTTGATTATCAATGAGTTACAGGTTTATTCCATTGTGTTTTATATTTCCATACCTTTCTTTTATCGGTAGCTGGTTTCTTCAATCGTTTAATGTTCATATCCGTACGGAACTGCCAATAGGCTTGTTCTGGTAATCCATACGTTTGCTTGAACGCTTGGTACTTTGCATACTCCTTTGCTGACATTTTAACCATAATGATTCCAAAGTCATCAGTAGCCATATAATACTCAGATAGGTCCATTAAGTACACTACATTAGTATCGGGCCATTGTGTATAGATCAATGTAGGGCCCAATGCCCATTTCCATAAACTATCTTGTAGAGATGTATACTCATAGTTGATACTATCCTTGTTCACTTCTACATACACTATGCGTTCTGTATATTTGGTAATGGTGTCAGTCTGGGTTCTAATGATAACATCCTTTTTAACAATAGTATCATATTGTGTTTGGATCACTACTTGTTGTTTGGTTATAGTATCTCTTTGGTAACGGATCGTGGCTTTGAGATCATTTAGTTCCCGTTCCATATCCTTGTACTTCTGATTGATGGCATCTGCTTGTGCAGTTGTCATTACAACAATCTTAGTACCGTCATCATCTGTAGTTGTGTAAGGGTAAGTCTTACTTGATTGGGACAGTAAGTTCCCAAGACTCGCGAGGACGAGAGTTGCGAGCAGAATCAGCTTTTTCATAGGTTTCTACCTGTTCATGCAGAACCTCGACTTGCTCATTTAATTGTTTGTTCTCTGTAGCTAGTTGTTGGTTCTGTTTTGTTAATGTTGTGTTTGTTTCTTCTAATGTAACATTTTCTTTCACAACCTCAACATGACCAGTGCCAGCCATACCGATATTTAACACTACCAATCCAATAACTGATATTAGAACCCCGAATAATATAAGTGTTTTCTTGTTCACTTTCTACTACCCTTACTCATTATAATTATTTCTCTTAAATCTTTAAGAGCTTGTGTATTGTTCTCCAATGCATTTTGTACCTTACCTGCATCCGTACGAACATAGTCATTTACTTCTTTCTGTAGATCATCTACTTTCTTTTTCAATTCATCTTCAGATGCCAACTGACGCTTGAGCATGTACCATAGTACAGCACCTAAACCCAATACAATAACTCCTAGAGCTCCGTATTGTGTTAAAGTTTCAAATACGCCAAAGCTTTGTGCCTGAAGAAATATGGTATGCAGTAATAACATTACTTATCCTTTTCATCCAATTTGCGACGTAAACGATCTTGTTCGTCCAAATTACGTTTAATAAATACCCAAGCCAATGCTCCCAACGCTAGTACAGCAACTCCGAGAGCTCCGTAATCGGCTAATTGGTTGAATACTCCGAAGTCGGCTGGCTTACCTACTGATGTTGATAATGTGTCTTTCATAGTTAATTAGTCTTTAAGTGATTAGATAACACTCCGCCCAATGCAATTGCTGTATGTGTAAGATCTTCTACTTGGTCTTCTGACAAAATATGTTTCTTACCGCAATAGTCTATACCAAGAACAGCAATGAACTTGCCTTCAAAGTTTTTAATTGCAAATAGGTATTGTGATTTTGTTTTGTTTTCATCTGCAAAATATCGTAATCCGTAAGTGGCTACGTTTTCATTTTTGAAATCCGGTATAACTATTGCTTCATTGGTAAGTAACTGATTGAAACTTCTGGAAAATAATGCTACGGGGATGTTTTTCAATGTTAATTGTACGGAAGAGGCCGAAGGTGAAACTGTTTCATAGAATATACTAAACTTGGCTATACTCTTTCCGGTTGGATAAAAATGACCTCCGTTATGGAATTGGCTGATCCATACTCGATCTGCTCCATATTCCTCTTTAAGGTCTTCCATTCGAGATGTTACCAATTCTCCGACTTGCAGAGCTTCGGTAACCATATCACCCGTCTTGTGTCGTTTGGCAGCTATGTTATCAATAAGTTTTTTAATACTAAGTACTGCGATAGGTCCTATAACACCACCTATTATTGCAATCCAAATACCTTCTGTCATTCCTATTCCCATGAACATCATTGTTACTACAAATAAATATGTTACAGGCTAATAGTACAGTCAATAATTTCCAAGTCTAGAGATGCCCGGACATGTTCAATGCTATTCTTAATTAGGTTGGCATTATGTAATGATTCACATGTGCAGATTAGTTCATGTGTTTGTTTGTTACGGATCTGATAATTTCCTTTCATAACTGATTGATTAAATAAATTTCTGTATATTGATGAGTATTCGTCTTTGGCCATTTTGATTATATACAGGTGATTTAATGAGTAGGAGCGATTACAGTAAATTTTCCATTCTTACATATAATGTAACTATTATTTTCAATCCAATCACCACAATTTAAATAATGTATATTGTTAATATGAATATCAACAGGTGTATGTATATGTCCTACTATCACACCATGACAGTTACGTATTTTGGCTTGGTACACTGCTTGTTTCTCAAAGTCTGTAATAAACTTAATAGCGTTTTTTACATTCTTTTTTAAGAACTTGCTTAATGATTTTTTATATCCAATCCGTTTAAGAGCATTATCAATCCAAATTGCAGCTTCATAACCCCAGGATCCTAATACACCTAACCATTTCATTTTTACAATGCCATCAAATTGATCACCATGAACTATGTAATAACCATTCCATACACATTCATTAACTATTTGGATATTTTCTGAGAATGACATTGGAGTATAACTACGTAAAAAGTCATCATGATTACCTGTCACATAAACTACTTTAGTTCCATTTTTACTATAGGATAATATTTTACGTATTACATTTGTGAAGTCTTGAGTCCAATAATGTCGTTTCTTCAGTAACCAACCGTCGATAAAATCACCAACAATGAAAAGATATTTTGGTTCATATTGTTTTAATACTTCCAATAGGTCATCAGCGTTACTGCCTTTCGATCCTAAATGAACATCTGATATAAATAAGGCATCAACTTTTTTCATTTCCAATAATTTATGTCTTTACGGAAGTACTCGATATTATTCCTATTGAGATAATTCATGTACATCATTTTTAAAAATTTACCATAACCCATATACTTGAAACGTCTATCATCTTGGGTAGCATGTTTAGGTAATATGCAAAACTCTTTAAGCGAGTATTGTCGACTTAATAGATAATCTTCGCTATTAGTAACTGTTTCATCAAACCCTCCCAACTGATTAAATGACTCAACACTAGTTAAGAAAAACACTCCTGTACAAAAAGGTTTAGTCATAAAGTATTTTCTTATAGTATTGAATAACTTAAATATCAATTTAGATTTGAAAGTATCAACTGAACTTTTAACTTGACAAGTCACTAATTCATAGTCATCTAACTTATCAACAGCTGTTAATAATATATCTGTTTCTACTAATTCAGTGTCGGCATCTATGAATAGAACATAAGGTGTAGTTACTAATTCAGCTCCTCTATTTCTTCCAACTGCTACAGGTCCACCATCAATTATTTCAATTTGTAAATTTGATAATTGTTTTTGACATTTAGCAATTACTTGTCGAGTATTATCAGTTGAATTAGCATCTGCTATAATGACTCGCAGCTTGTTGACTCCGATTTGACCGGATATAGATTTTAACGTTTTACCAATGTATAATTCTTCATTCTTACAAGGTATTACTATTGTAACTAATTTATGTATCATATTAATAAATATGGATCAATTAGATAAAGGTGCTTTAATGGTTGGGTGTGACTAATCTATATAGTCCGGTATTAGATCATCTATATAAACTAAATAACCAGGTAACGGGCTGTTTTTAGCTAATCTTAATACTTCGGATTCATAACCATATCCGGTTTCATCGCTTCTTATTTTTTCTAGAAAGTCGACATCAAACATAAAGTCATGAGAATTGTAATCTATCTCATACATTACAGGAACGTTATTTTGAAAGTCATTATCTCTTGATGTGTCATATAACATTTCAAAAGCAAAATCTTTATCAATAGTCCATCCTGTTAATTCACTTTTAGATTCAAATGGGATAGAATCTAATTTAGCTAATTGTAAATTACTGTTACCACCAAAAATATTTCCGTATCGCATACCACCATATTCTATATCTAGAGTTTCTAAAGGTACTGGAATTTTACTTATTGGTAATATATCAATCCTATACGCTTTATCAAATGGCTTAGTTTGTAATTCTTTATATTTAGATTTTTCGTTTTGTAATTTTTTAATTAATAAAATTAAAGACGATTTATCTTTACTATTCAAACTACCATTAAGATAAGATACCAATAATCGGTATCCTTCAGAAGTTAAGAATGGATAAGATTGTGTTTCTTTTATTAAATCTTTTATTAAATCTTTTAATCGTATCATACTAATAAATATTAATTAATTCGATAAAGGTGCTTTAATGGTTGGGTGTGATTGATATCCATCTAAAATAAAATCTCCTATTTCCATACCATTAATCCATCCATCAATTGTTTGATGTTCATGATTCCAAAACTCATCATTGATAATTAGTTTAGGTAACTTAAATGGTGCTCTTGTACTTCTAGGAATGCCAAACTGATCAATTTCAGAATGAGATAAACTATCAGGACTTCCCGCTGTGTAAATCTTATCAAACTGCTCTTGAGTTACCATTGCCCTTCTCTCTTCTAATGTTAATCTACCAATCTGTTCTTTAGCCTGTTCAATATGGTTGTTATACAAATGTACATCACCTAAGTTACCAATCAATTCATCTGGTACCATATTCACTTCCTTAGCAATGATTTCAAGTAACAATCCATAACTTGCAATGTTGAATGGTAAACCTAAGAATGTATCTACCGACCTTTGATTCCACATTAAAGAGATTGCTCTTCGAGGTATGTTAGCCTCATCATATGAGTCTTCTTCACTACCAAGTGCAAATAGTGTTTTATTTCCAACCAATTTTTTTCTTTCATCCAAACTCAACTCTCTTGTATAAACTTGAAATCCATAATGACAAGGTGGAAGAACCATCAAACTCACTTCTCCAACATTCCAAGCATTAACTATCATTCTCCTTGAGTCTGGGTTTGTTTTAAGGTTATAGATTAGGGCTGCGATTTGGTCTACTCCAGCATCAAATATAGCATCCCAATTTCTCCACTGTCTGCCATACACAGGACCTAACTCACCCCACTTCTCAGCGAACTCATCATCTGTTTTGATTTGCTCAATAAACTCCTCCTTTGTCATTCTTCTAGTTTCAATAGTGCTACCCTCATACTCAAATGTCTTTTCAGCATCAGGAAAGCTATTGTAGTATCGCTTATAAGCATCACCATCCCAAATATGACAATTGTTATCAACAAGGTATTTGATGTTGGTATCACCTCTTAAAAACCATAATAACTCAGTTACAATCTGCTTCCAAGCCATCTTCTTGGTTGTGAGTAAAGGAAAGCCTTCACTCATTTTATGACGGATTTGTCTACCGAATACAGATAATGTTCCAGTACCTGTTCTGTCTTTCTTCTCTACTCCATTGTCAAGAATGTCATGAAGTAGGTCTGTGTATTGTTTATCTAAGCTATTCATGATTCTATATCTAAATTACTTTCTTGTAACATTTGTCTAATAACATCTCTTAGCCTATAACATACATCTCTTTCTTCCTCAGTCGCTTCTCCATTACTATCAAGAGAGCCTCCATATTTATGTACACTACGAAGTTTTTGATCTAATTCCCAAAGTAGTGCTTTGTACTTCCAACCATTCAATGCTTCTAAAGCATCTGATTTTTCTTCAAAACTATCAAATTCTAGTATTATCTTTCCCATATATTTTAGTTTTCATGTTCATATGCTCCATCTGGTCCTATCTGAAAATTATCAGATACTATAGGTGGGCCAAATTTTTCTCTAAATGCTTCATTATTTTTCAATTCATATTTAAACCATTCATAATCAGGTATGTCTTCATATCCAACAAAATGTTTAGTATATTGTTCATATAGTTTCCATTCAATAGGTGGGTTGTTTAGTTCCTCAATTATAGGTCTAATATCATCAGCCCATTTCTTTTTCCATTCCTCAAATGTGAAAGTTGATGTTGGATTACTTTTAAGAAAGTTTTTGTATTGTGTTTCTAGTGTTGCCATAATTAATCCCACCAATAGTCAATATGATTAGCTAAGTATTTATAAGCTTCTTGTTTATCTTTTTTATATTGTTTTTCAGCTTTAATCATTCCAGCTCTAAACTCTTCACGATACTGTTTTTCATCTTCAGGTGTTTTAACACCATCATGATCAGTAAACATTTCATATAAATCTGTTCCTTCAATTGGTACAAATCTTGTAACACCCTCTCCCCACTTTGCATCTAACTCTTTCATAGCTGGGCACTCATAAAACTCCCAAGAGTCTCTGGTTTGATGAAGCATATTAATTGCTGTTTGAATTTGTTTAGCTGTTTCTTTAGCTCTAGATACATGTACTCTATCTGATAAGAAAAAATCACGTTTGTGTTCTAGTTTCTTAATTAGAATCTCATTAAAGTAATGCATATCCCAATCTCTATCTCTCCAAATAACTGGGAGCCATCTTAACACATTACGACATTGTCTAAAAAATATTTTAATTTTATACATAACTTTTTAATTTAAAATAAATCATTTAATTCTTTTGGGCACCTATCAATAATATAACATTTGATAAATTTTCTCCAAGCTTGTTTTAATTTATCTAACATTTCTTATTACTGTTGCTGTCCCACCAATTATAAATGTTACTCCAATTGGAATCATAAATGGACGAGTACCTTGTTTCATGTAAGGTTTATAAAACCAACCTGATTGGCCCTGTTTAGCATATTTCCAAGCCTCATTACCCTCAAATTGGTGAGCGATAATAATTGCTGTTCCAGCTATCACAGCTGCAATTCCTCCTTTTCTCATAATATCAGCATCTGAAACATAGTTGCCTCTCATAGCTGAGTTCATTCTATCAAAAGCAGCATTTCGTTGTTGTCTTGTTTGTGCTTGACTAGACAACGCTAACAAACACATTAACATAACCATTATTTTTTTCATTACTTTATTGTTTCAATTTTATCGTAAGCTGCACATTTGGGATGTTTAGCTACACATCCATTCATCAATACTAAAGCTGTTACTAATCCTACAATATATAATAGTAGGATTACATCTGATTTTTTCATATTATTTG